TGTAGCTGGGCTTTTGCCGAAGTGAAGAAAATGGAGGGTAACGCCAAGATCATCAAGCTCATCGCACGGGATGAGAACGTTCATCTTGCCTCGACACAGCAGATTCTTAAAATTTTACCGAAAGAGGATCCAGACTTTGCTCGTATACAAGAAGAGACACGAGACGAGTGTATTAGTATGTTTCATCGAGTAATCGAACAGGAAAAAAATTGGGCATCTTACCTTTTCCAGAATGGTTCCATGATTGGTCTGAACGAAGAGCTTCTTTGTAATTATGTCGATCATATCGCTGCGAAACGAATGGGTGCCATTGGGCTGAACGGTAAGCCAGGAACAAACCCACTACCATGGACTCAAAAGTGGATTTCAGGTTCTGATGTCCAAGTTGCCCCGCAAGAAACAGAAATTACCAGTTATATTATTGGCGGTGTTAAAAAAGATATTGATGAAAACACATTCAAAGGATTTACGCTATAATGGATTGGATTACATGCCCCTCGTGCGAAGAGGAATTTAAAATAATTACTGAGAGCACCACTCTTCCAGAGTATTGCCCATATTGTTCTGCCGAGCTTAACCTTGAAGAGCCATTTGATGAAGAATATGAAGAATAAATAGATTTTTATCCAGCTGGAATTAAATCTATGAATTGGTTATATGAAGACAAAGAATTTACTGAAGTCGAAGATTATTATGGTTTTATATATCTTATTGAAAACTTAGTCAACTCCAGAAAATATATAGGCCGCAAGTTCCTCACAAAAGCAGGATACAAAACGGTGAATAAGAAACGCAAGAAGATTCGCGTAGAGTCCGATTGGCGAGACTATTATGGCTCTTCGACCTCCTTGAAAGCAGACGTCGATCTCTACGGAAAAGATAGCTTTCGTAGAACGATCCTAAAGCTCTGCAAAGGCCGCGGAGAATGTAATTACTTTGAAACAAAATATATATTCGATAACGATGCTATCTTAGATCCTCAATTTTATAATGTTTGGGTAAGCTGTAAGATTCAAGCAAGCCATGTAAAAGCTTTACTTTTCAATCCCGAGCCGGAGAAATTATAAAGTGGGTAAAGTACTCGAACACAAGCATTTGATCGTAAGAGCTGAGTTGAATACTCCTCCAAAATGCACAGAATCTATCGAAGCATGGATGAAAAAACTTGTCAATCAGATAGATATGAAAATCTTAATGGGCCCATATTCGGTGTATTCTGATGTGGTAGGAAACCGAGGATTGACTGCTGTGACTATTATTGAAACAAGCCATATCGCCTTGCATATCTGGGACGAATGTGAACCCGCTCTCGCTCAACTTGACGTATACACGTGCAGCGCTCTGAATATTCAAGACGTCTTTGAGGCCATGAAAGAATGGCAACCTAGTAAAGTAGAATATAAGTACATAGACCGAGAAAACAAGTTAACACTAATTGAAAAGAGTGTTTTATAATGTATAAAAGAACAACTCGCACCATCGGGTCGATGCGTACTACGCGTACATGATCTTTCAACGGATCTCGCTATTCTACTACAATGTCTCAAAGTACAGGCGGCAAAAATTCTAGAATTACTACAACTACAAATTTAAATACTGGCGAACGAAAAAGTTATGTTACACAAAGAGGCGCGGATGGGTGGATTACAAGAACAAGCCTATCTGGTACTAAATCAAAACCTGTCAAATTTAAGAAAACCAAAATAATTAAATTAAAAAAGTCTAAACCACTAGCGCTAGGCACTACAGGTTGGATTATTTTAGGAATTATACTTATACTATTATTAGCAAGCAACTGAGGTGAATAATGCCACATCCGTCGAAGAATCGTCCACGTAAAGGACGCAGAAAAATTGGATCAACCAAGCGTAAAGCACGCGGCAATCGTAAGAGCAAAAAGTGAGGATTAAATAATGGGTAAAAAGAAAACACGCGCCGGAGTTACCTCGAAAGGGCAGCGGCGATCTGTCGTAGCTGGAGTAAAAGAAGTTCGCGCAGCGCGTACCGCATTTGACAAAGATATGAATAAAATTAAAGCGTGGAGAAAAGGAAAGAATCCGTGGATTACCGTCCCTGGCCCCGCTTCAAATAAGCGATTCGTAAGAGTGCGCTCTAATATACTGTTTGGAGATCCGAAGAAAGCTGCGTTTGGAATTTATGGAAAATCAAGCACAAATGACTAACGTACTCATCTATACGAAAGATAACTGTTCTTATTGCGTGCAAGCGAAAAACTTGTTTACAAATAAAGGACAACAGTATATAGAGAAGAAGATAGGAAAAGATCTTACACGCGAAGAGTTTATGGAAAGCTTTCCGGGCGTAAGAACAGTTCCTTTCATTATAATTGACACAGAAAAGGTAGGTGGTTATGACAAACTCATTGAATGGTACGACAGGCCAGAACGAAGCTTCTTGGCAGAATGAATATTTAAAGAACGCACTTCAAAATGGAAGTGCGACTGTTACTTTCGTAAAGAAAGATGGCACAGAACGTAGGTTGTTGTGTACTTTGTCGCCAGCAGAACTTCCAGCACAGGTTGATATTGAAGAAGCTGTGCAAAAGAAAACTCCAAATCCGGATGTACTCGCAGTATGGGATCTCGAAAACAAGGGCTGGCGTTCATTCCGCTATGACTCGATTCTCGGCTTTACTGTAGAATCAACGCTTACATGATCTACATGGTAGATATCGATCAGACCATCTGTGTGACTCCATACACAGATGGTCAACATCGTTACGGGCTTGCAATTCCATATAAGCATCGTATTGCTCGCATAAATAGATTATACGACGACGGGCATACCATCATTTATTGGACAGCCCGAGGTTCAGGATCAGGAATTGATTGGACCGCACTTACACATAAACAACTAAACGATTGGGGCTGTAAGTTCCACGAAGCTCGATTAGGAAAGCCGTCATACGATGTATGGATCGACGATAAGGCACTGAGCGATACCGAGTTTTTTATGGACAAGTTTCAACCGCAATTGGATCACAACATGGATACAAAATATGAATAACCAAGATTTAATTGAATTGAACGAAATGAATAAGGAATCGAACGGTGGAACAGAACTTACCACTCGAAATCTTTTCCATCGACTATCAAGCGATGAACTTACGGACGTCCAAATTATCACTGCTCGCGTCCGTGACCTTGATCCTGACAGAATTAAGATCTACCATTTGCACGATCTCGCCGGTGATCCGGAAGCTTCACATCTTCAAGATCCAACTTCTCGAGCTCGCTTTCAAAAGTTGGTATTTAGCTCTAACTGGCAGTATCAACAGTATCGTGACTATCTTGGAATTCCATACAGTAATCATTCGACAGTTATTGAAACAGGTATCGAACCTATTCCGCTCGTTGAAAAACCAAAGGATAAGATACGCCTCATTTACACGTCTACGCCTCATCGTGGATTGGAGATTTTGGTTCCTGTCTTCTGTGCTCTTGCAGAGAAATACCCAAACATTGAGCTAGACGTGTTTTCTTCGTTTGGAATTTATGGTCCTGGCTGGGAGGGACGCGACGAAGCGTACAAGCCTATCTTCGATCGGATGAAGGAGCACCCACAGATCAATTACCACGGTTGGACAGATCAAGAAACAGTTCGTGCAGCATATCAGCGTGCGCACATCTTTGCATATCCATGTATTTGGCCTGAAACTTCGTGTCGTTCTTTGATTGAAGCCATGTCAGCAGGTTGTCTTGCTGTTCATCCTAACTTCTCTGCATTAGCTGACACTTCTGGCGGTCTGACTGTTCAATATGATGGTGATCATGAAAATCAGAATCTACATGCCAATATCTTTGCACATACTCTCATGTATGCTATCGAGAACGTTCAGAACAATGATATTACTAATATGATGTCGTTCGTCAAGGCATATGCAGATACACGCTTCTCTTGGGATTCTGTCATTCCTAAGTGGAAGGGACTTATTGCTTCGTTAAAGGAACAACACCGTGATCTTATCCAAGGCACCACTCAGGGTTAGTTTTTTCGGCGGGGGTAGTGATATCCCCGCCCATTTTGCTCAATGGGGCGGATCCACACTTTCTACTGCTATTGACAAATATGTATACGTATCAGTCATGTACACACCGCATAACCATATCAAAGTGTCTTACTCTCAATCCGAATGCGTCACAGCTGTAGAAGACATTCAGAACGATATCGTTCGTAACGCTCTTCAGTTCTTTGGTATTAAATCTAACATCGAGATCACTTCATTCGCGGACATTCCCACCGTTGGTACTGGCCTCGGCGGTTCTTCTGCTTTTACCTGTGCGCTTATCAAGGCACTGAGTGCTTATCTTGGATATGAGTATGTGAACCCATACGGTATCGCCCAGACTGCGTGTCATATTGAGATTGATTTATGTGATTGGCGCATTGGTATGCAAGATCAGTTTGCATCTGCCTTCGGTGGTATGAATTATATTACTTATAAAAGTGAGTTAGGATCACCGAGAATTCGCGTAGAAAGAATGGATTCGAATTCTATCGAAAACCATATGGTTTTGATTCCAACGCACGTCGAAAGACATGCATCAAAAATTCTTGAAAATATTGACTTTACTGAGCAGACATCTAATATCAAACAATTATCTCGTATGGCAGATATGTGTAAGAATCGACTCCCGTGTATAAATGATTATGGAGGTCTGCTCGATTCTGCATGGATGCTTAAGAAGCGCCTGAATGCAAGCATCTCGAGCGGTGATATAGATATTATGTACGACAGATGTAAATCTGCTGGTGCATATGGAGCTAAACTTCTTGGAGCCGGCGGCGGTGGTTATATGCTCGCGCTTATAGATTCCAAACGAAAAATTAAACACGAATTTTCAGATAGAATATGTCTCGATGTAGGCATCTCACACGAAGGAGCGAAAGTTGTCTATAGAGACTGATATTATATTTGATCACCTAAATACGATTAACCGCGGATTTGCAAGCATTGATCACGAGCAATTTAAAAAAGCCGCTGAACTCATTTGGTTAACAAGCATTTCCAATTTTCGTAATAACATTTATACCATTGGTAACGGAGCTTCTGCTTCTATCGCTCAGCACTGGGCATGTGACTATACAAAAGGCTGTAAGAAGGGTGGATTGCGCCCGAGAGTTATTTCGCTAGCAGCAAATATTCCTCTCATGACAGCTATTGCAAACGATATATCCTATGACGATGTTTACTCATTCCAACTTGACGCACTTGGCCAAGAAGGAGACGTGCTCGTAGCCATCTCTTCGAGCGGCAATTCTCCTAATGTTGTCAAGGCAATTGAGACTGCTAAGTCGTTGAAAATGAAGACTGTTGCTTTATCTGGATTTAAATCAGATAATAAATGTGCTCAACTTGCGGATATTTCTTTACACGTTGATATTCAAGAATACGAAGCAGCAGAAGACGTTCATCAAGCTATTATGCATATGATTGCAAAATATATTCGAAATAAAAAATAAGGTAACTATATAATGACACAACCAGTATCAATTCATCAAATTCAAGCGCAATTCGGAACAGATAGCGCAAATTATGAAGTTCTAACTGATGCGGCTATTCGTTCGAAGGATGTAAAAGGCGCTGCAGTTGAGATTGGCGTTCGT